AACGAAACGCTGAAAACTGAGCTAACCAAGACCAACAAAGATAGCCTAAAGACGGTAGAGGCATTGCAGGCAAATCTAACTGAAAAAGACAGTGCGTTGCAGTCGTATCTAATCGACAATGGGCTAAATGACGCGATGCTAAAGGTGGGAATCCGGCCTGAGTTTATGTCGGCTGCAAAGGCGATGTTAAAGGCAGGAACCCAGATCAAGGCAGAGGGTGGTCAATATTCGGCGCACATGGGTGAAAAGCCGTTGCTGGAAGGAGTTACCAACTGGGCAGCTAGTGACGAAGGAAAACACTTTGTCTCGGCTCCCGCCAACTCCGGTGGCGGTGCCACTGGCGGGGCTGGTAATGTTTCCGCCATCGCGCCGAAAGGCAACCTTGGCGGTGATAAGGTGCAACGCCTAAACGCAATCAAAGCCATGTTCCCCGAATTGTAACAGAGGATTTTAGTCAATGTCGCTTTCGCAAATGAAGGTATTCAACGAATACGTGATGCCCGCCACCATCGAGACTCTGGCTCAGATGGTTGACAAGTTTAATGTCGCATCGAACGGCGCGATCCGTTTGACCACCACTGGCTTCGACGGCGATTTCTATCAGGAATCGTTCTTCGCCGCTATTCACTCGGCACAGCGCCGCGTGGATCGTTACGCGGATCAGGAATCAGTGGCCGCAGTCGATCTTACCCAGCTGCAGATGAACGGCGTGAAAGTTGCTGGTGGCTTTGGCCCTGTCAGCTTTGAGCCTTCGCAGATGACCTGGCTCCAAAAGCCAGCACCGGAAGGCATCGAAGTTGCGTCGCGTAACTTTGCCGAGTCCATCATTGCAGACCAGCTTAACACTGCGATTGCCGCACTTGTCGCGAGCATTAGTAATCAGGGCGCGGCGACCACCGTTGACGTCTCGGCTAGTGGTCCTTTGACCTATGCCGCGATGAACAGCGCCAACGCTTTGTTTGGCGATAACTCGTCGAGCATTGTCGCCAACGTCATTAACGGCGCAACCTACCACAGCCTCATCGGTCAGAACTTGGCCAATGGCGCTCAGTTGTTTGTTGCGCAGAATGTGCAGGTCGTGGAAATCCTCGGTCGTCCGATCATCGTGACTGACGCGCCCGCGCTTTATGCTGCTGGCACGCCTAACAAGGTGCGCGCCCTTGGCCTTGCTGATGGCGCGGCTGTTATTTATGATGGCGGCGACGTTATCAGTAACATCGAAACCAGCAACGGGCAGACCCGCATCGAAACCACGATGCAGGTGGACTACACCTTCGGCGTGGCACTCAAGGGCTACAGTTGGGACATCGTCAACGGTGGCAAGTCGCCAACGGACGCAGAGCTTGCGACTGGCTCCAACTGGGACAAGGTCGCAACGTCGATTAAGCATACTGCTGGTGTCTTGGCTGTAGGCGAAGCCTAATAAAAGAGGGGGGCTGTCCTTAGCGGATGGCTCCCCATTTTTTGATGAAAGGTTGGCTATGTCGAAAGTTATTTATGAGCCGCATCCGGTTCACCCCGCGCGGAAGGCCAAGTTGCAGGCAGAGGGCTATAAAATCCTTGATGCGATCTTTGCCCCAGCCGGAACGCCCTTGCACGCCTCGGTTGACGAAGTGGCAGATGAGATCGTGCCTGTGGCAGAAGACGAGCCAGAACAGGCTGAAGTCATCGAAGAAGCCGTCTGCGACATTCCTGTAAAGCGGGCGCGCTCGAAGAAGGGCTAAAATAAATGGCGTTTGTCGTCGAAACAGGTGCAGGCATTCCAAACGCCAATAGTTACGCCAGCGTTTCGGCTGCGAATAGCTATGTGACAGACCGTGGCGTTACTGGCTGGATAGACCTTTCTACATCCGCCAAGGAACAGGCGCTAATCAAAGCGACCGACTATCTGGAAGCCACCTATAGGGACGCATGGAAGGGTGGCCGCATTGCCGCTGCACAGTCTCTGTCATGGCCGCGCTCTGGCGTGGTTGCTGATGGATTCCTGTTGGCCGCAAATGCGGTGCCTTTGCCGGTGGTCTATTCCTGCATCGAGATGGCACTGCGGGCAGCAGGCGGCGAGACTTTGATTGCGGATCAAGGGCAGCGGGTGAAGCGTGAGAAAATCGACGTAATCGAAATCGAATACCAGGATTTTTCAGACCCGACAGCGCGCTACCCTTTCATCAATCGGATGCTGTCGCCTTACGTCCTTTCGTCCTCTGACGGCAGTTTCGCGCAGGTGAGATTGAACCGCACATGAGCGGCCAGGCTGAAACCGCTGCGAAACTGCTTGCCAAATATGGCGAGCCTGTGAGCGTCACCTTCAGCGATTTTGGGGAATATGACCCTGTAACGGGCGCAGCAGACGGCACGACAACGCAGACCACGGTGGTGTCCTCTGGCTACCCGTCAGCCTACAGCACGACTGAGATCGACGGCACAGTGATTGAGGCAGGCGATGTCCGCCTGATCCTTGCGCTTATCTCGCCCGCCCCTGTGATGGGCTGCATGGTCGCACTGGGTGGCAAAGCCTATCGCATTATGGCCGTCAGGCAGGTGCGGCTATCTGGTGCGGACATCATTTTTATTTGTCAGGTGAGGGCTAACTAATGGAGATCGGCTCAAGGGTTTGGTTTCCTTGCGATTGGGACGTAGGCACCCTTGATAGCGTGCTAGAGGATAGCGGGGGCAGGGTGATTGCCTACGTGCTGCTGCTTGATAATGGTAAGAAGTGCGCCGTAGATGTGCAAAATGCGGAGCCATTTTATGAGTATTAGTAAGATTGGGGCGGCTCTATCTACGCAACTAGCGACCCTCAACATCCCCACAGGCTGGGAGAATTCGCGCTTTAGGCCCGTCGCTGGTCAAGTCTATCTTACGGAGAGCCTGCTGGCTGGCAAAACCATAGCGGTAGGCATCGCCGCCCAAGCCTCAGATGAATACGGCGGCATCTATCAGGTGCTTGTCTATGCCTCAGCCGATGCTGGAAAGGGCGTAGGCCGCGCAACCGCTGATGTAGTGGCGGGCGCTTTTGTGAGGGGCGACCGGCTGTTCTATGAGGGCGCAACCGTTACGATCATGTCCACCTCGCAAGCGACGGGCTTTATGTCGGGCGACCGCTGGGTGGTGCCTGTGTCCGTCTCTTACAGGTCGTTCTTGTGAGCTTCGAGCTAGACATCAGCGCATTTGTGGCAAAGGCAAACGGGCGCGCTGACAAGGTTGTGCGCGAGATATGCCTAAACTTGCTGACTGATATTGTTTACAACACCCCAGTGGACACAGGGCGCGCAAGGGCAAACTGGTTTACGTCTATCGGTTCGGCCTCTACAGATAGCGTGCCTTACACTGGCGGCAAAGATGCTGCTGGTGGCGCTTCGATTAACCGCTCCATGGCTGATGTGGCAAAAGCCACTGGGCAAGTATTCTACATCAGCAACAACTTGCCCTACATCTACCGCCTAGAGTTCGAGGGCTGGTCGAAACAGGCACCGCGTGGTATGGTGCGAATTGCCATTGATAACATCAGCCGTGACTTGCGGTGATCTGGTTAATCATTGGACAAAGTTTATAGTGTTTTCTTCATGTGTAGGAGTTTTTGATGTCTGATATTGTTTCATCTGTTGGCACGGTAGTTTCCGTTTCGTCGACTGCACCTGCGACCTATGACGCGACCGGCTTTGGGGCCCTTACCTGGCTGCCTTGCGGCGAGCTGTCCGATCTGCCAGGGTTTGGCGCGGAAGCTGCCCTTGCAACGCATACTCCCCTTGGCACCGGCATTGTCGCCAAGCGGCGCGGGTCGATTAACTTTGGTTCCGTCACGCTGACGATGGCGCTCTCGGCCACCGATACGGGGCAGGGCGTGTTGCAGTCGGCTGGTGAAGCTGCCGCTGGCGCTGATGCTCAGGTGTCGGTTAAGGTCGAGCTAGTGACCGGCGAAATCCAGTATTTCACGGGCCAAGTCATGTCCTACAAGACCAACGTCGGAAATGCCGATGCAATCACGATGGCCGAAGCCACTTTGGAAATCGACAACTCGATTGTCAAAGTTTAAGTATTTGCGAAATTCCCTGCCGCAGCTACGTCCGACTGCGGCGGGGGATACTTCACATCGGCGTATCGGATCGGACAAGAAATGTCGTTTGACTTAAACTCGCTTAAGCCTGTGTTGGCGGACAATGGCGCTGTCTTGAATATCGTTCACCCAGAAACGGAGGAGGTCATCGAAGGTATGACCGTCACAGTGCTGGGACAGGACAGCAAGATTTACCGTAAGCTGCAAATGGCGAAGCAGCAGGCGGCGCTTAATCGCATGGCAAAAGGCAAGAAGGCGCTGGACCTAGACGCGGAAAAACTATCCGAGGATAGTATTGACGATCTGGTCAAGCTGACGACCGCCTGGTCGGGCTTTGCCCTTGATGGCAAGGAGCTAGATTGCACGCCTGAGAATGTCCGCACTGTCTATGCCGATTGGGCGTGGATCAAGGAACAGGTTCAGGAGTTCGTCGCCAACCGCGCGAACTTTTTTCGCTGAGACGCTTGAGCTTCTCAAGGTGTTTGTCAGGCAAGCTGCTTGGCTTAATACGATACCGGCAAAGGCCAAGCGGCCTAGGCGCGAAACCAAGTCTGACGCCATGCCCCAAATTGGGGCTGGAGCTCACTTGCTCGAAATACTTTTCGAGGTCGGACCCGCAAAGCCGGTCGGCATGGGCGGGCAAGTCGGCATTGATGAAACAGACCTCGCCGCATGGCAAACCAACCAGTGCATTGCCCTAACGCCTTGGGAAGCTAAGGCCATCCGTGCGCTGTCGCGAGAATACGCCTATATGCTGGGACAGGCTAGCGAGGCCAGTTGCCCGCCGCCTTGGGTCGATCCTTCAGTGATGACAGAGGAGCGGCGCAATAAAATTGCGGACGCCATGTCGGCGTGGGCGAACAACCACAATGGAAGCAAGACAAAAGCCAGAGTTTGAGCTATAAACAGCAATCAATTGGCGGGGTATGGCGTGGCAGACTTAGCAAACCTAAGAATTAGCGTTGACAGCCGCGCAGTTAAGACCGCCGTTGGCGATCTCGACAGGTTGACCAGTGCCTCCAGCCGGTCCGAGCAATCAGCAACAAGATTGTCCGGCGCGATGAAGTTGCTTCGCAATTCGTCAATCGGTGCCGCTTTTCTGATGGCTGCTAAAAGCGCGATGGACTTTGAGAAATCAATGGCCGAAGTCTCTACGCTCATCGACACGACTGTTGTTTCTATGGACCAGCTTACGTCATCAGTCAGGAATCAATCCAAGCAATTCGGCGGCGATGTCCAGACGCAGGCTGCGGCGCTGTATCAAATTATATCGGCGGGCGCATCTGATGCAGCCACGGCTAACAACATTCTAACAGCGTCCAACAAGCTCGCTGTCGGGGGCGTTACAGATGTTGCCACTGCTGCTGACGGTCTAACCAGCGTCATGAACGCCTACGGCGACAAGGTGGAGGGCGCAACAGCGGTTTCCGATGCCATGTTCGTCGCCATGCGGGCCGGTAAAACAACCATCGCGGAATTGTCTGCATCGGTGGGTTCGGTTGCCCCACTCGCAGCACAGATGGGCATCAGTTTTGACGAGTTGGTCGGCAGCACCGCCGCGCTGACTAAGGGCGGCATTTCGACTAGTGTAGCTATGACAGGGCTACGCGCAATCCTTGCGACTGTCGCAAAGCCATCGCAGGAGGCGGCGGAGTTAGCGGAAAAACTAGGAATCGAGTTTAACTCCGCAGGGCTTGGGGCCAAGGGGTTGGCTGGCTTCATGGAGGACTTGAAGAAAAAGACGGGTGGCTCCCAAGAGAAAATGGCTATCTTATTTGGTGGCGTGGAAGCTCTGGTCCCCGCGCTGGCACTAACTGGGCAGGCTGGCAAAGACCTGAACGCCATCCTAGAGCAAATGGGCGTAAAGGCTGGGCAAACAGAAGAAGCCGTCAAGAAGATCGAAAAAACATTTGCTTTCCAGTTTGCAACGGCACTCGCAAACGCAAAAGATGTAATGCTGACGTTTGGGCAAGTGCTCCAGAAAGTATTGGCGCCACTACTAAGGGTGTTCAATTCTACGATAGACGAGATGGTATTTGCCGCCACCGGCGCTGCCATTGCATTTGCCTTGCTTAAGGCGAGCATGGGCGTGAGCTTCATCGCAACCTACTTGCGCTCTCTCGTGGCGCTCCGAATGTCGCTGGGCGCGACTGGAACAGCCTCTGCTTTGCTTGGAGCAGGCCTCAAGCTACTGCAAGGCTCGTTTGCGTCACTAACAGCGACCATGATGGCAAACCCCTTTATTGCCATCGCGGCGGCGCTCATCGCTGTGACGACTCTGCTGTATTCTAACCGTGACGCGCTGGTGGAGGTCGAAGGGGAAACCGTGCGACTCGGCGACATATTCTTGGGGGTGTTTGAGTTAATAAGGCGCGCAGTGGCATTTTTTACCAAGGTATTCCGCGAAGGCTGGGCGTCTGCCATTGGCTCTATCGCGCCCGAGTTAGCATGGCTAGGCGGTATATTTGACAGCGTATTTAGTGCCATTGGTAATTTCATCAAGGACTTTATTAACGAGACGATAGGCTTGTTTGCTGGCCTGTGGGCTGCTGTCACTGCTATATTCACGGGAGGCGATATAACTGACGCCTTTAGTGGTGCCTTTGAGAGGGACTACGTAAGCGGGTTCATCAAGCAGATGGGCGCTGGTGTTGTGGCAGTGGCAACCCTGGGCGCGGAAGTCAGGAAACTAAAACCCGATGAAGATGACGGCGGCGATGGGGGCGAGCAAGATAAGGCATCCAAGAAAACCAAAGAAGCCACCGATGCGCTGATGGATTATTACAAGGCGCTCATTGAGACTGGTAAATATCTTGGGATCACGAACGAATACGAAATCCAAGCGGCCAAGGCACGCGAAGCTGGCCGCACTGGGCTTGCTGCACTGATACTCGCGCAGGGCAAGTCGAACGAAGCC